ATTAGTTTAGGGCAAAAACTTTTAACCCAGCCTTTTTCAAACTGAATAATGTAATAGCCTGCACAATATGCACTTTTAGATTTGTTACTTTTAGTAAACAATGGTAGCTTACGCTTAACATCGAACATAGTATTATACGGACTTACGCTAGTTGGAAATCCGTATACAATAAAATCCTGCTGCGTTACTTCTTTTGGAACAGATAAATCAGTCCATACAATGTCGGCGCCAAAGCGTTGTTTCATATCTTGTTTACTGTCAAAGAAACATGTTTCTACTTTATTGCTAAACATATACCTGTCGTCATTCCAAGACATTGTTCCTATACGTTGTTCATCATTTTCGATAATCCAAAACTTATCTTTTAATACAGGTTTTGCTTTTAATGTCATGCCGGATACCTCGCTTGTAATGGTTCTGCATAAGCCTGTGCCTGGTCTGCAATACGTTGCATATCCCACTTTGCACAGAACTTCATAAGACGCAAGCCTACTTGACTAATGTCTTTAGGCGTTGCATGTTCTGCAATAGTTGTGTTAATAATCTCTCTAATGTCTGCAGGTTGTGCAGTCAAGTCGCAAAGCACAACATTACGATTGTAATCATCTAGCACACGATGTTCTACGCCTTCATGATCAGTCCAGCGTTGTAGCATCATGTTATTCCAGTTGTAACCTTTAGTGCCTTTGTCTTCGTATGCTTCGATAAGACCTACTTTGTTCTTAGTGCCTTTTTTGCGTACACCAGGGTAAGCACTAAACACATTATCACTAGTGTCGCCACGCATACACTTCTCAAACAACATAAAGTCAGGCTGCGGCGCAGGCTTGCGCTCTTGTGTCTTCTTTTCAATAACAGGTGAACCGTCATCGTTAAAGTAACCTTTGTCTGTAATAGTTACGTTAGCAACACCGTTGTACTGTGTGCAATTAGGGCCTACTAGTTGTGCAAAGTCGCCGTCTGTACTAATAATAACACAATGATCATCAGGGTGTGCTTGTACCCAACCTGCAATAAGATCATCTGCTTCTAGTTGCTTGTGTTGCATAACAGTACAGTTAGTCTTGTCTGTAACAAAGTTCTTAAACTCGTCAAAGATCTCCCAAAATGCTTTATCGTCTTCACTCTCTTGTACAGTAAGTTTATCACGAGCAACTTGTCTATTACGCTTGTAAGGCTCGTAATAGTCTTTGCGCCAACTACGACCTTCTAAGCAGAACACAACATGATCTGCGTTAAAGTCTTTCCAAGCCTTTTTAATACTGTTAAGTGTGATATGTAGTGCCATACCTACCTTAGTATCAATATCACCACGTACCACGTGCCGAGCTCGAAAGAAAGTATTTGCAGTGTCTACTAGTACATAAGTTGCCATTGTATTGCCTTTATTGTGTTAATTTAAATATAGTATAACATCTTTGTGTGTACTTGTCAACTAACTTCTGACTTGCCTTTAGCAATAGGAACAACATTAATATATCCTGCGCCACGATTAGTATCTTGACCTTCTTCTTCTAACATGTTATAAACAATATCGCGGAACCAGCGATCAACAATTTCTTCTTCTGGATCGTTCTCGACACCATAGCCGGATTCGATAAGTTGTGCGATAAAGTATTTGTTCCAGTCAAGTTCAAAGAAGCCATTACGCACATTCTCCTCATTAACTTTAACATCGATAACATTTACCCACGGTTCCTTCTTGCGTGTGTGATAGTCTTTAGGATCACGCTGTTTAAGTAGTTCCATCTTGTCAGATTCAACTTGCGCTTTCTCAGCCTCTACTTTATCTAATCCTGTTATTTTCTTAAAAAAGTTTTTCATATTACCATCCTATCCTTTCCCAAGGCACATCTTTGTCACCAAAGTGTCCGTAAGTACAATTGTTGCTATAACTATTATAGTTGAATAAGTCAAATCTGTCAATGATTCCATTTGGACTTAGGTCAATCTCGTTTCGAATAAACTTTTCAATACTGCGATTGTGTCCGTTTGAATCAACATAAATGCTTGTAGGTTGCTTAACACCAATAGCGTAACTTAGTTGTATGTTACACCAGTCTGCCATTTCATCTGCTACTACATTTTTCGCAAGCCATCTTGCCATGTACGCTGCACTTCGATCAACTTTAGTAGGATCTTTACCACTAAAAGCACCGCCACCATGAGGGGCAAAACCGCCATAAGTATCAACAATAATTTTACGTCCAGTAAGGCCGCTATCACCATCAGGACCACCAATAACAAAGTTACCTGTAGGATTAAGATGCCATACAGTGTCGCCATCAATTAAGTCTCCTAGTTCTTCCATTGCTGCAAGTTTACACAAATGCCTTGCTTCTTCTATACAGCCTTCTGTGTGTTGTGTACTAACTACAATTTGATCAATGCGTTTGATAACGCCTTCACGCCTTGCACCGTTGTACTCAACACTTACTTGACTCTTAGCATCAGGACCTAATACATTACCACGCTTTGCTTTTAAATTTTCTAGTATCTTGTGACTGTAATGAATAGGCGCCGGCATCATACTTGGTGTATGATTGCAAGCGTAACCAAACATAAGTCCTTGATCTCCTGCACCGAAGTCGTCTGTGCCTAGTGCAATGTCTGCACTTTGTTCATGTATTTCATTATATAACTTTAACTTGTGCCAAGAAAATCCATCTTGATCGTAGCCAATTTCTTTAACTTTGTTTCGAACAATTTTTTCTACTTCATCTCTAGTTACATTAAAGTTCTTAACTTCGCCTGCTAGAGTAACCATATTGGTAGTTACTAGTGTTTCAACTGCTACTCTTGTTGTTGTATCGCCATTGGCCAATCCAGCATCAACAAGCGCATCAGATATTTGATCTGCTACCTTATCTGGGTGTCCGTCACTTACTGATTCGCTTGTAAAAATGTGATTCATATTAGTCCTTTTTGTCTCATCTCTTCTGGGTCCATAGGCTGTTTAATTTTAGCCTTCATAACCTTTTCGTGTTGTTCGTTTTCGTATGCATCACGTACCCCATGCATTTCCGAATAGGGATATATGGAGCCTTGGGGTAAAGCGCCATCCTTTTTCCATGCAGACTTGCGCAACTTCTTGAACATTGAGAACATACTCTTCCGAGCGTCCGCCAAGCGGCATACAATATACTGGACACTCGACGCCGACGTTACGATATGCTTGCACAGCTCTACCAGCTTCTTCAATGTCTGCACGATCAGCAACAACAAATTTAAGATAAATGTCACTACCAGCAACAGTGGAATAATTAAGAGCAACGTCAGGACGAATAGCGTCTTCCCAAGATTCGCCGCTAACGGAGAGCTTAGGACTGCAACTCCATGTAACTGTAATTCTGTCACTATCGTTGAGATAGTTGTAGAGGTCGTCGTGTAAGTGTTGTGTAGTGTTTGTTTCAAATGTGACATTTTTTAAATCCTGCATACGTGGGTGTTCAAATAACTCAACATACAATCGTTGCCAAGCAAGTAATGGCTCTCCGCCAGTCATAATTAAATGGATATCTTGACCGTTATCCATTGTCCACTTGCCTTCAGGAGTAAGCGATAGTAGATGTTCTACCACTTCGTCGATCTCTGCAAGTTTGTTAAAGTCTTTAAACTCAGGATAGATACTTGCATAAGTGTCACACCCTGTATGAATGATAGGCAAGTCTGTAAACTTTTCAGTTTTAGCAATAATGCCATCATCTAACAAGTCTTTTACTTCTTGATTGTATCTTTGACCATCTGCAAGTTTCTCTGCACGACTGGGTTCATCTTTACCAAGTCCAAAGTTCATGCAACGAAAGTTACAACCGAAGGTACGCAAGAATACACTAGGTACTCCTACAAACTTACCTTCGCCTTGGACACTATAAAACGCTTCTGAATATCGTAGTTTCATTGCTGGCTTTCTATTAACTGCTTCATAAGATGGATAGCCTTTTTCAAATACTGGAGCCTCTATCATCGTGCAAACTCCTGTTGCAATTTAATGTTGTCAAAGAACTCTTTCTTTGTGCCCATGTCATCTTTAAATGCACCACGCAGTACAGTTGTCTGCGTTAGTGAACTATGTGCCATAATGCCTCTGTTCTCACAACAACCGTGTGTTGCTTGAATGTAAACGCCCAAGTGTTCTGCATCAGTTGCTGCTTGAATCTCTCTAGCAATATCATTTGCGAGTTCTTCTTGTAGTGTTCCACGTCTAGCACACCATTGCGCAATACGTGTGTACTTGCTTAGACCAATTAGTTTGTCTGCGGCAATAATACCAATGTACGCAATTCCAGCCACTGGCTGGTGATGATGCGAACACATACTTTTTAGTTCTGAACGTACAACTAGCATACCTTCATAACGTTCATCACTATCATTTGGAAATGCTGTTGCACTAGGCGGCGCATCGTAGCGTCCTGCCATAATTTCATTGTAGTACATTTTAGCAAGACGCTTTGCTGTACCTTTACTATTAGGATCGTTAAACCTATCAATTAATAGTGCGTCTAATACACCTTCAAATGCAATAGATGCTTCGTTGATTAATTCTTCCTTGTCACCAGTCTTTAATACTTCACTGATGTTGTCGCCTGCCCAGTAGCGCATATCTGCACGTTGTAGGCGGTCTTTAATTTCTTCTGCTTTGCTCATTTATTACTCCGAGTTATTGACGAGGATGTCATGTAAGTAGTACACTCATACTATAAGTATACTACTTTATTTAGGTTTTGTCAAGCACTAAAATATTTTGTTAACATTTCCATGCGATCGTTAGCAGCAGCCATTTTATCAAGTTCTTCTTGAATAGCTTCTACAATATCACTATGTTCACCAATGCCTGTAGCATTGTTCATGTAAACCATAATGTTAGTCTTTGCTCTTTCGAGTTCACCTTCGGCATGCATACGTGCCGCTTTTACTAATTGTTCTTTCAAGATCATATTCCTTTTCCTATATGTTGTTAGTATTCTGCTACGTTTTCCCAAGGGTACACGAGCCATACGTCTTCTTCTGCTTTGTTAATTTCGTGACAAGTATATCGTACGTCACTAAAGTCGCTTGCTAAGTTTTCTGTTAGTGTAGCAAACCGAACATTCTGATCCCAAACTGTTTCCCAACTTTTATCATCAGGTAAACAGCCTGAAGGCCAGTCTTCCTTGATCCAATTAAATGTAGCGCCAGTATCGTTGATATCATCTACAATAAGGATGTTCTTACGTAATGGACCTGCTGTAGCACTTGGCTCACTTTCATAACCAAACGCTTCTTCGCTCATCCACAAGTTGCTTTCAGGACCCCCGTCACTGTCACGAAAACTTACTTTAAGTGCTTCGCAACGAATACCAGTCATGTTACTAATAATAGTAGCAGGTACGTTCCCGCCTCGTGTAAGTCCGACAATGTAATCAGGACGCCAGTTATCGGCATACATCTGTGTAACAATCTGTACACACATTTTTTCTACGTCTTGCCAAGTGTAATAATGTTTCTTAATCATTTGCCTGCCTTCGAATCCTTTTCTGCTTTGGTTAGTTTGTTGTTCCAAGTGTTGTTACTAATGCCAAGTTCACTGGGCATAGCTTTAGTTTTACCTTTAGTAACCTCTCCGCCCTTGGCAAGAAACTCTGCCTTCATTCGTTCTAGTTCATCGTCTTTAGGCTTTGCATCGTGATTCATACTCATGTGTTATCTTCTTTCTTGCCTTTATAATCTTGTTCTACTAATTTATACACAGTTTTAAAGTTTTCGTATGCTTTTGCAAGTGCAGGGTATTGTTCGCACATAGCATTTACAGTATCTACATCAGGCAATGTTTCAGTCCATAATGTAGGAACAATACTAATGGTATCCCAATCGAAACTAATCTGATCATCTGATGAAATTATGTTAACTGTACTAGCTGAAATACCACTTATAGTAGTAATACTATCTAAATTAGAAGAAGTAATAAAACTACCGTCAGTATTCATAGTGTAATCACTTAGATCAATTGTAATTAGATCATCCTTTGATTGTGTCATACAATGCTGCTCCGCTAAAAAATTCTTTGTTAAGTTTTGTACGTTGCTTTTCTAAAGACACTTGCAAATCATTATAGTTTTCTATGTAGTTTACAATCTGCGCAACTACTTTATCTCGGTTATGCAAGTATGCGTCATAGTTCTCAGTCCATTCACTTGGATATTTAAATTCAGGTAATGCCATTTCACTATAGCTTAGTCTATCAGGTACCATAGGAATAGCATCAACTAATGCACCTTCGTACCAACTAATACCAAGTGTTTCTTGCAAGTTAGCACTAAACACCATCTTAGCTTCGCCTAGCAGGTTATGATATTCATTCTTTGTAAGTTCTTGTTCTTGACAAACAACAAACTCATATTGTGGTAACCGCTGTGCCAAGTCTCTAAAAATTTCAACTTGCTTCTCAGGAGCAACACGATGTGGAAACAATATCAAGTCTCGTTTTTCCATACCTTTGTAACTAGTTAGACTATCTTTAAGATACTCCATAGGCCAACCAACTTTAATTGCTTTATCCATGTCAACGTCATAATTGTCCATCATAGTATCTGTAAACAAGTCTATATGGAAATCTGTAGCATAGAAGTTGTCGTCATAACATTCATACATCGACATTTCAGCATGTCTTACCCAAGGCTTATCACCTATAAGTCTACCAAGGAAATCATGAGGATCATAACTACCAGCATGCCACAAGCCGCCGATGTTAACGTCAACGCCCAGTAGTTCTGCCATATACTTTAATTGTATAACAGTAGGGTTCCAAGCGTCTGTGTATAGGAAATAGTCACCATCAGCAACTTGTCCATTACAGAACATTTCACCGATAGTTTCTAGTTGTTTACTTTTGTAAACGTTAGTGCCACCGAAGTTGAGAAACGCCCCGGGCGTTGTAGCCTGAGGCGTTTCCCCTCCACTAATAACCACAACATCTTCATTAGTAGCACGCCGCAGTTGTTTAGGTAGATACTCCTTCCACTGTTTAGTGTAGCGTGTATCTACTGCTTCGATATCTACAATAAAGATTGTCATAGTTATTATCCTTTGTTGTTGTTAAAGCGTGGGTTAGGCTTACGTTCACGTTGAACGAAGTCTTTGCCACCGTTGCGAGCTTTTGCTCGTAGCCAACCTTGATACTTTTGATAGGCAATCCAAACTGCTGCATCCTTTTTGTATAAGTCTGCTTCGTTAAATACTTTGCCTTCGAACCTGCAATAATCTCTAAATTGATCGAGATCGTTAAACACTTTGTTTACGGTTGGGTTTGCAATTGTCATAATATATTCCTCTTGTTATGACTGGGGATAAAAAATTGAACAGCCGTTTTCGCCGTCTTCGGCAACATCAATCTCTACAAATCGGCTAGGGTACTTTGCAGTGATTTCTTTGTACAAGTCATCTGCAATCATTTCGCAGCTCTTGTGATCCAGTTGTATTACATCTTGTGCATACAACCGTTCCATCCAGCGTTTAAACTGAATAAACTCAATATCGCGATCGTTGTGAAACACTTCGATGCGTACTTTAAAGTGAAAGATATGTCGATGTGGAATGCCTAAG